AGAACCGGACCTGTAACGGTGAAGCCTGTACGTTATTAGCATCCAAAGATACTGTCTCTGGATTGACACCAATCCAAAGGCGTTCTGTTTCAGCAACCAAATAGAATGTTCCTGTCAGTATCATATCATACAATTTATGCAACCCCGCTAATAGAGCCTGACAGGCCCATTTTAGCCCGAACCATGTCCTCAAAAGGAATCTTCGCATTGGTTCCCGTAAATGTGGCGGAATCCTTTCCCGTCAAAATAAATGCGGCACCGGCATTATCTTTCAGAGAGAATGTCCAACTCTTAATTAGCGAAGGGACTTCCTCACCCGTGCTACGTTTTGCGGCAACAGGAGTTATGGTAGCAGTCTCACCCTTCTTTACTGTATTACCGCTAATGCCGGTAATCTTGATGACCGTATAGTATGGATCGGAAAAGTCAGTCACTTCATCATACCCGGAGGCGACTAATGAGCCGTCTTTCTTCACATCACAGCGCAATTTAAGTACGTTATCCACATCATTGGTAGAAACCACTTGAGTGCGAGATGTACCCCAGTTCGTGTCACCTGCTCCAAGCATTTTCACCCACTGAAAAGTAAAGCCGGTGTAGTCAGTGACTTCAACGCCATCCTTAAAGATACGGACTGTATCGGTTAACGACTCCCCGGCCGTAAGAAGCTGAGACCCCTTGTTATTCGAAATCAAGGCATCGTACTGGTTGCCGGTGGATTCCTGAATGACAACCTCCTTGGACAACGCATTGAAACCGATAGAGGAACCGGAGATTTCAACAGTACCTGAAACAGTGATCCGGTCATTGTCATACCCGGAGATGGGTACAAGATTCTTCATTACACGCAGGGCCGGTACCTTATAAGTAGCTCCACCAATGGTAGTACTGTAAGCGTCTATTTTCTTGAAATAACCGACCATACCGGAGTTCGTAGACAAACCGTTATTGTCAAATGTCAGTAACAAGTCATTGTAACGATACTCAATCGTATTGGGTACAAGAATGCTACCGTCAGAAATATCACGCAGAATAACAACGACAGTCGGACGGCCGTTTTCGGGTAGTGCAGTAAAGTCCGGTATAAAAACAACCGTCCCTTTATTATACCTCTGTACAAGCGGAGTGCCTTCTACACGAAGTGTTCCGTTGATGGTAGTACCATCCATTAAAGCAATAAGGGTAAAACTTCCTTCAAGATTCATACCTCACCCCCTTCCTGTTCAACTGGGTTTTCGGCCGATTCTTCAGTAGTGATATCTTCTTCCGGAGATTCACTATCACTACTACTTTCACCAGTTACCGGTTCTTCACTATTGTTGCCCTCATCTTCTTGGGGAGGATCATAAAGGCCGCTCTCCTTTTGCTCTTTTATTAGCACTTTCAACTTGTCATCCGAAAGGATTTCAGGGCTGAAATTGGAAAGCACCTTCAAAGCACTGAGCGGCAGGATTACACGGCCGTCCGGAATACGTTCCGCATACTTGTAATCGTAACCCTGCCCGTCCAGTTCTTCAGGTTTCACTAACAGATAATTCATAAGCTATTCATATTTAGATATTATAATCAATTTGCCGTCACTTGTAGTCAGGACTTTATTATCGCTTGTAGTCACCAATGCCGTTACCGCATACATTTTCACAGCAGCATATACCGATATGGGATATAAAGGATCAAACGAATAGGTCGAAGGGATAAACTCCACCGTTCTTCCACGACCAACATTTTTTGCTGTACTACCAGCCTTGGCGGATTTTGCATACCAGTCAATCACAAATAGACTATCCTTGCTACTGTCAATCAGTTGCTTGTTATACGACAATATACACTCGTAACCTACAGTGGTATTCATGCGAGAGTTGATCTTAATGCCTTTCGTCTGCCGAATGTCGGCACGCAATGTCCCCGGCATCTCCACTTTGATGGAAGTCGTCGCCTGCATCTCGTCCGAAGTCGGAGAAGATGGACGCGTACCGCTATAGTAAGCACCACGAACACGGACTGAAATATTCCTGAAGAACCGGGCATCCAGTGTAAGAGTTTTCCCCCAGGTACCGTTGGCGTTTTTACCAGAAACGAATACATCTAACTCATCCTCTGAAAAATCTCTCCACGTCGTACCGTCAAGAACCTGCCACCAATAAGCTGCGTTGGCATCAGATACTATATCTTCACCAGAATACACCTGAGCTGTGATCGAATAAAGCCATTCTCCTTTACTATTCGGTATTACTTCGAGCGGGTTTATAGTCCATCCTTTTGGCCGATTGATCTTCAGGGAATAATTGTTTGAATCAAAGATGCTGGAACGAAGCACAATGCTACGCTCAAACTTTTCCTGGGTATTCTTTCGCTTGTCCGTGATAGAAAAGATACAATGCAGCTCTATCGGACTGTTATAATCCACATTCTTCTTTACCGTCAAAGAATAAGTAGGTTTACCTGTGGCAGATATGACATAATCATCATTGTTAACAATACGATTACTGCCATCTGATTTTGGAGCGCCTTCATACCATTCGGCACCGGTAATTGCCTGACTGCCGTTCATCAAACCTTCCGGGTCCTGAACGGATATGTAAGGCATCAACACACAAGGAATAAGCGAGCGGTCCGGCTCGTACTCATTCGTATCCTTGTTATAGTTCTGCACAGGATTACCGGATAGAACCTGTATCTCTGCCAAGAAAGAATAAGGATCAATATGTACCTGTACGTCTTTGGGTTGAGTTTGTATAGCCATTCTATGTATGTTCTATAACTGTTAATTTCTTAATCCCCGTCTTCTCTTTGACAGCCTTCTCCCAATCTTCTACACCTCCGTGGGGAGTATGTAGAATTGTGACTCCGATACGATTAATTATTCCCAGCCACTTGTATCGGTATATTACAACCGTAGGAAATACTATAAAACCACACGTACTAAAACGATCTGTTTTAATTTCATCCATAACTTTCAAATTCTAAATCCAACATAATTTTCTACTGTTTCTATATCTTCGCCAACCGGAATAAATACCCGGCAGATGAACTTCACCGTTCTAACCGAAAGCCCCCATTCGCTCCCCATGTCAACGGAAGTCAGTCGGATAACATGCTTCTGTCCGTCCACATAGACAGGCTTCCAACTGTTATCGGCAGGGATATTCCCGGTATCCCGTAACCACTCCACTTCGACACCGATAGTAGCCATAAGGACATTGGTGATATCACGGTTACCATAACTCACAACGGCAGCAATATCGGTATTCACACCGTTTTTGAAGAACTGCCAACCGGCAGTAGAAGTAAACTCCAGGTAATAGTTCTTATCCCCTTCGAGCAATACCCAACCAGCGGAGTTCCATTTAGGTTCTTCAGTCGTTTTATCAATCAGGCATCCCCATTTACAGCCATAATGATAAGCAGTATGCTGTTCCAGTGTAGTTATTACCTTCTGATTCTCTAAAAGAGTTTCATAGTCTACAAATCGGTAAGGTTCATCTCCCTGGGCGGTTTCCAAAGACCATTCACCTCGATCCACTTTTTTAGGAATAATCGTTCCGTTCCAGTCGGCTTCATAGATTTTCTCAAAAACACCTATCTTCGACATTACACCGACGTCAGTAGAGCCGATAGGAAGCTTCTCTATCATCTTCACATTGGGGAAACGCCCAAGGGTAAGTGCATAGTTGTAGTCTTCGAGTATCGGCTTAAACACATTCTGCAAAAACATGATCCTGCCTTCACGGGAAGATATCAGCCAGCTTTGAGCACGCTCGTTCGGAGCTTCACCAGCATCCGGAACTTTCGCATTACCTTTACGAGTTACATTATACCCTTCAACCGGTGGGTAGTTCTTGCCGCCCGGTACTTCGCTGTCGGGATAAAGAACTACAGTCAAAGTATTATCATTGCGGTTTTTCGATACTGGTCTGAACCAAGAAGTATAGTAGTCGGTACCTCCGATCAACAGCGAATTAACGATAGAACATAATACGTCGTTTTCCTCTAATGTGGTCCAATCTGTATCTGTGCGTTTCTCCATAGTAAGCCGATAAGTGCCATCGTCCAACAATTCAACCTTTTCAATGGCGCCACAATCAGAGAAAGAGAAATCCCCGGCCATAGCATGAATTTCGTTTATGATAAGGCGTAAAACTGTCAATGAGTCCCGAATCTCCAAGCTGTTAAATTGCGCACGTCCATCAGGATATATGCCAGCTCCTTTACCGGCAATTAGCGAGTCGATAAACTCACCAAATTGTAGCAGATAATCGGTACGATCAACTCGATCTTTGTGTATGTACTTATCACCTTCGATATCACCTGCTATATCAGCATAACCGGCTTTGATCTTCTTATTGTTGACTAACAGATATTCTGCGACGTAGCTAAGAAGGTTCAAGAGGTCGATATTCCGGTGCTGGTGGCCAATACCACCTCCGGATCCGGCAAACTCTGCAAGCTGTTGACCAACGAAAGTGGCAAAAGCTTCAGCGGTCGTGATACCCCATTCTTCGGAGTATGGGTTTTGAATTGGAAAGAGTGCCCCCTCGGAAAGTGGAAGGCGAGGAAATTCAGCAAGCCGAGGGGGCACTGTAAAAGAACCGACTTCAGGAACAGTGATGCTGAGAACATCTGCTGGAATATCGGTTCTGGAGAGGTTTAATAAGGGACGGGCATCAGCATATTTGAATGTAAATGTGTAATTGGAAGGAAGAGCACGGTCAGTGTAGCTGACATTGCTTTCTGTTACGACAATCTGACGCAGGTAGTTACCGGCATAAAGATACTTAGCCTGGGAGGGGAAAAAGTCAAGTAACCACTTGCGCTCATCCTGATTCAAATGGCCGGTGTTTTTTTGAAACTTTCGTTCGGTATCGACACGGTACTCTTGAGAAATTTCGTCAATTTCTGCCAGGTTATGTGTATGCTCACCACTGAATGTTGTAGTACCGTAGGCACGGAAGGTGTCGAGACCTCCGAGGGAATTTTCGAAGAGGATCCACTGCTCTTGCTCGGTACGCATGTCTTCAGCATAATAACGCAGTATGTATGTGAGACGCTGACCGGTTAGGTTTTCAACCCATACATCATAATAGGCTGGCAATTTATGGTGAAGCCAACCGGCAACTACAGAATACTGCAGAGGTATAGTGTATGCGATGCCGGCAACCATTTCAGCAACTGTGTAGTCGGTTTGTGATATCACGGTTCCGGAAGTATCGGTGAAGTATGCGCGAAGCTTTGCCACACAAGGTATTGTGGCATAGTAAGTCAGGAACTCCGGAGAATAATAGGTAACCGGCTTTATTGATGGCTGCCATGTGAGGAAATTCTGCGTGAGGAAATTGGCGGCAGAATCGGCCAGGCGGTCAATACCGGAGCGGATGACACGGAAGGTTAATGTAGTGTCATTAATCATGGCTGTAAAATCTGAGGCAAGTGAGGATTGCTCATATACTTGTCCTGATTCGATCAGCTGGTAAGATAGCCGGGCATGGACGATATCACGCAGGTTTATTGTGATATGTCCATCTGCGGAAGGATCGTAACGCTGAGATAAGATTTCCACACCACCTTGTTTCAGAATGAAGGAAACCTGAACATCTGAAGAGATGTGGAATTCCTTTAGATTCTGAGATAGCGATAAAGCATCAGGTTGCTGCAGTATAGTCATATTGATTTCTTTTTATGTCAAAGTTAAAGATGGAGAGGGGTTAATTAAAGGACAAATCAAGTAGGAGTTGTCGTTGGGCGTGAAGGACGTTCATTGGGATCCTTTTCTGAGAATAACGCTGGACGCAGGGATAAATCTATGCGATAATAAACTTTTCCACCTGTTCGACTTGTATAATATATATAATAAGAACGATGATAATAAGTACCTCCAGCATTGTAAATAGCCTTGGTTGGTGGTAAAGGATAAATGGCCGGAATTGTATTCTGATTTCTTTCATCTTCACTGATAGTATACCCGGCAGCAACATATTCATCTTCACTGACTTCTGTAGTAGAAGAAACAATCATCCATTTGTATTCTGTGTTCCGGACCATACGTTCAGATTCAGCTTTGGCTAAGGACAATGGCTCATAGAGTGAAGTTGTCATCAGTTCGGATGTAACCGGTTCCGATTTACCACCAATGGTGTATTTAAAGATATTGAAAAGTAGTTCAACTCCTTGGAGAGAAACTTTGTGATGAACCTGCAGAGAGTTTTTCAGAGAGTTTGGGAGCAATAGATCAGCAGAAACCTTATGCATAGAGTTCCGAAGCATGTTATCGAACTTCCGATAGAATTTCTCAAAAATTCCAATAGGGCCATTGTATAACAGGGAATATCCCCATTTACCCAATAAATCATGATTGGTCCCGATCGCATAATTAGAACTATATTGCACGAAAGCTAAGATCGGTTTCTGATCCGGATTGTTCGCTACAACATCATCATCTGATGCTGTAGCGTCTTCAACGGAGCTTTCTACAGGGACACCATCAATCGTTGAATTGAGTGTGCGGCCATCACCAATATAAGGTGCTGTCTCTCCTCTTTTCATGTTGCCCCTGTTGGTTGTTGGCAGACCTGGAAAGGCAAGATATGATAAACAAAAAACACAGTCCGGTACTTTAACTTCATAGGCCTTGAGAGGACCGCCGGCATAATAGGGTATATTACCATCGGAAAGCCTTTCTTCAATAGTACTATCTGCATATCCTGTACGACAATAGCTACCATCAGCCTCTTTGTACCAGGCCTCAGGATATTTTGCCTCCAGTTCGTATGTAGCATCGTAGGTATTGCCTTCTGTAATAACAGTTTCTGAAGAGAGTTTGAGCTGTTGATAGCCGGGAAAAGATTCCTCTGGTTGGGATGCAAGGTAGGGTGTTAAATCGACTGTTGGCTTTGAATCTATGATGTCGTTGAACAATTCTATTCGTACAGTACGTGCGACTTCATCAGGTATAAACTCACAGCAAAACTTTTTGCGATACACATCAAGAATGGTGTTGGCCATACAATCGGGAACCAGGTGCGAAAGCCTTATAGTGCCATTAACTAAAGAGTCTATGGTGTTATTGATGAAGACCATCTTACTGAAAGGTTCACTCGTGGTAAGAAAATGATCAAGCAAGGTATAACCGAAGTAAGTGAAGATACGCCGCAACAGGTATGCAGCACGAATGAATGGTGAAATGTAATAACCTGGCTCAAGCTTAATAATACGATTATTGACGGTTTCTTTTCGTTCGAAAGAATTGTAAAAACGATAGCTACCTTGGCCTGCATTACTGGCTATACAAGTTCCTTCAGCATTCATATAGTTGATGCGGTTGACATATCGACGATCGCCGTCCAAGTTGACTGTTATTGGGAAAATTGCATAATCAGGATGGGAATTATCGCGAAGGGACCAACAGAAGTCAATTCCTTGCTGTACAGTAGTGATTCCTGGAATAACTTCATCGCCAAAGATATCGGTTAGAGCAACGTCTGATATCCTGGCAAGAAAAGAGCCTTCATTCATGTAGAAGGAAGTAGAAATCTTCTCATAGCGTTTTGCTGATAAAATGGCTTGCCGGCAGGGCATGAAGTAATCTCCATCCTGGATGCTACAGTCGATGTTGGCTGAAGGTTTGTTCTTGTTGGCCATACAATCGGGATAATTGGTAAGCTGACGGTTCAAGTCCGTATCCGGAAGATCAGTTGGCAAGGATTGTTCACCCCATTCATTGAAAAAGAGGTTAGGGCGTTCGATTTCAAGTTGAGTGCCAGGAGTGAGGTGATAGGCTTGACCAGCTTTAGTATTGACTATTTTCATGATGCTTGTTTTTTGGATCCAATGGAACGAGAACGATTGCGAAGTTCTGTCTTCCGCTCGATGTCGGAAAGAACAACTGAAGCCGGTACTCCATACTCATCAAGATGGATGATGGAACGAGCCAACTTCTCCATGAGTTCTGGCGGCAGTGCAGTGCCTGAGTTGCCAGCAGGTGTCGGATCCGGAGTTGAAGACGTCTTACTTATTGATCCCCCGGAAGCATAACCGGCCATGCGGGCACGGATAGCCTGGTTAAGATCGAGTGTGCGGATGTTGCCAGCTTGCTGGGATTTATCCAGGATATCCAGGATAGGTGCTACAGTGGGATTTTCGACGGCAGCATTGCTGGCTACCCATTCCTTTGATTGGCCGGCAGGCCCCTCTCCTACTATAACGGTAGGATGATCTATGAAACCACGAGCGTCCGGATCATAATCCGTATCCGGAAAGAGTTTGCCGTCCTGGGCACGACGGACATCTATTTTACCACCTTCCTGACGACCGGTGGCGACGCGGGCACCGGTGGAAGCTCCGGAAGATGTACTTCCGGAGAGAGTCATATTCTTGACCTTATCGCGTTCGGCCTTGGCACTGGCTAACTGAGCTATACCAGTGACTCCCATGAGTGCGGCTGCAATGGAACCGGCAATAGGTCCAAGATCAGCATAAGCCTTCATAATAGAGACTGCAGTATCGGCAATGATTTGGGAGGCTTTGATCGCAAAGTTGACATCGGCATACTTTTTCTGGATATCGAGTTTCTTCTGGGCCTTTTCATTCTCCAGGCGTTCGACTTCATCGGCATCGCCCTTGGCGGCTTCTATTTCAGCATCGTACTTGGCGTCAATCTGATCCATTTCAGCTTGCTGCAAAGACTGAATGGCTCCGGAGAACAGGTTCGCGTAATAATCGAACTGTTTTTTATAGCTGTCTCGCTTAAGGTTCTGGACGGCCTGTTCGTACTCTTCCTCAGTGAGTAGTGCCTGATCACGTGCGAGCTTCAATTGCTCTAACTCTGCATTATGACGTTCCTGCTGAGTTGTGAGACCATATTGATTACGAATAGCCAGGATACGTTGCTGATATTCGGATTCAAGTTGTTCCTTGGCACGATAGTAAGCTTTGTCAAGTTCAGTGGTATCGAGGTTATTCTTTTCGGCCATTTCCTTCCGGGCCTGATAGGATGCCTCGAGCACCTTAAGTTGCATAGCATAATCTTCATCGACAGTAGTCAGTTTGAATTGATCCTTAAAACTTTTGATAAGTTCATTCAACTGTGTTTGCAGAGCGGCACGGGTAACATTGGCTTCTTTTTCAGCATTGATAACACGCTGATTGGATTTTCGGACGATGTCTTCTTTGGTGTTGGCATCAGTAAGGGCCATCGATTGGGCATCGGAATAGTAAGACTGCTCAATCTTGAGACGGGCGTCGGCATTCTGTTTGTTCAGCTCCAACAGCATCATTTCGTACTGCTGCTTGGCGAGTTTGCCGGTGGACTGGGCCGAGTTCAAAGCGGCCAGAGAATCGTTGTACGTCTTCTGCTGATTCTGCAAGTCTTCTTCGCGGAGAGTTTCGAGGGATTTCACAGCGGCTTGCTCAGTAGATACTTTATCCCGCTGTTCTTTCTCAGCTGCAGTCCGAGCTTTATCGGCTGCTGCTTTTGCTGCCTTAGCTGCTTTTTCCGCTTTCTTTTTTGCGGCTGCCGGATCTTCTTCTGGAAAACGTTTGTTGTATATTTCCTGAGCGACTTCTGCGTATTCCTTATAAGTGTCCTTATTGTTTTTTATCCAGGCTTTCAGCTGTACTTCCTCCATTTTGTTGAAGTTCTGGCGTGCCTCAAGCATTTGTTTTTGAGAGTGAATGGCATCCTCGACCGTCTGGCCGTTCAATTGCTTCAGCTTTTCTTCAGCACCCTGGATCAGCTCACCGTACTTCTTGATATTTACCTCAATCTGCGGCATGGTGGTGGTGTCGATATAGGAGGTACTGCCTCCAAACTGACCATTGGTCTGAGTTATAGTTGCGCCACCTTGCTCCTGTTGTGCAATAAGATTCTCGTAGGTCTTACGATACTCTTCAAGTTGTTTCGTGGTCTCCTTGATTGCATTTTGGTTTTCGAATTTAAGCAAGGCACGTTGTTTCGCTAAGAATTCTTCAATTTTTTCGCTGGAAATGGCAATGGCATTACCGTAATTATCGAAAGCTGTTGCAGCACCGGGAACCATAGCCTGAATCTGTGAAATGACGCTGACCAACTCTTTTTGTTCTTCGGCAGAGCGTGAAGACTTGCCGGCCAGCTCTTCGTAACGAGAAACTAAACCAGGAAGAGTACCTTCGAGCTGTACCATTTTGTCGAAATGCATGTCATAGGTTTCGGTATAGGATGTAAGTAAATCACCCATAGCACTAAAAAAGTCATTGGCTTGTTTCATTGCCCACTTCCAAAAAGGCTCTAACTTTTTACCCACTTTGTTGAAAAAGGCATCCATCGTATCGCCGAGGTTGGACTGGATACCTTCAAGTTCCTGCATTTGTACAGCCATAGAACCGGCAATGCCATCAATGCGGCCAAGTGATAGCAGGTAGTCTTTAATAGCATCTTCAGAATTACGAACTTCGGTAGTAACACCACGGAAAGTGTACTTGGTGGTTTCTCCGGATTTGGAGGCCTTGATACCAAACTCTTTGAGACGCTCGTTTTCGCCAGTCATTGCATCGAGAATGGCTTCGATAAGCTGATCGACGGATTTACCCTGGGAGGAAGCCAAGTCACCCATATTGATGAGTTCCTGGCTGGTGGGCTTCAGACCTCGGTTAATGAGTTTAATATAGGCTTCTGTCCATTCCTGCATGGAAGATGGTGTGTCTGCAGCAAGTTGCTGGAGCATCTTCATTGCGTCGTTGGCTTTCTTTTGGGACTGGAAAGTATTGCGAAGAACGGCTTCGTATTTAGCAAATTCTTTGCGGGTTTCGTAAGCCTGGTCATGTGCGGATTTGAGCCAACCAAGAAGCTTTACTGCTATAAAGGCTTTGACGGCAAGTTTCAGTTTGGACATCAAGGCTACACTCTTATCAGATTCCTGATTAACTTTCTTACCGGCATTGCGTAGTTCACCCATGCGATTGCGAACATCAATGAGCCTGGAGTTCAAGCGTGCATATTCTTCTGGATTAGCTGATTCCGAAAGATCATCCAACACTGCAGTAAGTTGCTTGGCTTCCTTTTTGAGTTGGCCCATAGTCATATCATTGACGTTCATACTACGGTTAAGGGCACTGATCTGCTTATTATTCTCGGAAATGCGTTTACTGTATTCACTACACTCCTTAGAGAGGTTCTTGTACTCTTTCGAGTTCTTTTTTCCTTGAGCTTCGAGCTCTACCATAGCCTTGCGGCGTTCACTTTCCTCTTTCTTAAGGGCTTTGGTATCCTTAGTGAGGGTATGGAGCTCTTCCTGCAGTTTAGAGCTGTCACCGGATATGATGTACCTGATTTCGTCTTCAGAGAGATGTTTCTTAGCCATGTCGATTTAATTAGAGGGTTGTTCAAGAGCTTGCTCCAGTTCCTGGCGGATGGAGCTTCGGATTTCCTGAGTGTAGCCGTATTTGATCTCCGGAAAAGTTTCGTGATAGAGAACTCCCCAGACTACACGGTTGTAAAGTGCAAGATTGCTACGAATGTGACGGGAGATGCGATCGGAGCCACGACGATAGTTGATATCCAGAAACCGAAGGTACGGGAAGATGCGCATGTAATAGACTTGATTATTATCGGTGCCTTGAGAGGTGAAAGGCCGACGCTGAAGGTGTGCTACCAGGTCTCCGGAACGAGTGTTCAGATAAGTACGAACCACGTTCTCTTGTGTCTCGTAAATCTTATTGATGCCCTGTGACATGACATCAGCTATAAATTTGTTACGGATTAGTTGGTCTGTTATCATACTCGCTGCTTATTTGCAGCGAATGTAGAAAGAGGGAAAGGATAAGGAAAGGACAAAAGTAGCCCCGGGAAACCTGGTATTTTTTGTGTAACTAATACGGTGGAGGTTTCCCGGAGCCTTACTCTATTTTATTTCTTTCGCCTGGAGCATCCAGCGGAAGTCTAAGCCGGCGGATCCGGGCCGGTTCTGGTACTGGTAGCCGGCATCGTGCATGGCTTGATGAACTTGATCCTTGGTGATCTGAGCACCCGGATCAATGCGACGGATGGCGTCGAAGACTTCATCGGTGGTAAACCAATGAGTCGTATGACGGGCATCGGGCGCAGGCTTGAATGATGCAGACAAGGCTGCAACGTGAATACTAATATCTGTGATAGTTTGTTCTTTATCTTTCATCGTTATCTAATTTAAAGGTTGATAAATGGCGACTAATTTCACGGAGATTGCGAACGATATGTAGACGTTGAGTATCGGCATCTTTACCATATGGAAATGTTTCTTCCAATATAATATCAATTACTTCATCGACATTGGATATCATAGCACAAACATAGTTCTGGTCTTGCATGAACTTGATGGACTCAATGGAAGAAGAAGAGATTTGTGCTCCATCAATATTAATAGGATAGAGCTTATTATCCTCATTGGTAGTCATTGCTTACCTCCTTTCGAATTAATGCAATGCTCAGTGGCAGGATCAACCGATATCTCCGGATCCGCACAATGGGAACAAATGGTCTGAGACTCATCGGCCCACCAACAGGTTCCATGATCGGGATGAAAGCATGGATCATTTTCAGTGCATCCGCAAATACGGCAGACACCTGGAGTTACAAGAGTTTGAGTTTTGAGCATTCCTTCGCCAAAGCTATAATAACCACGAACGGAAGCGTAAGAGATGAAGCAAACAGACTGATTGTCATCGTTGCCTACCCTTACACTGAACTGACCATCTTGTGAATCGAAGACACCGGCACTAAAGGTAATAGCTTTTGTTTTGGGGTACTTCTGATTGAGTTCATTGACTTTTGCTTCAAAGGAACACTTCAAAGAGTCCAGAGCACATTGATCAGTGATCAACAGACGATCGAAAGCTTTCGCAAACTCGCACATTTCCCGCCCCTTTTTGTTGACGTTGGAATAGGTTTGCACATGATGGATGAAGAACATCATTTGGAACCTCCTTTCTTTGATTTTTGCGCCATAAGGTAGCAATAAACTACAACTAAGATGCAGGGTAAACAGATAAATGTAGCGCAGATGCTGGCAATGGTAGCAATGTACCAACGGTCGGAAGTGGTTTTAATTTCGCAGTCACATAGACTACGGTAATAACGCTCTTGGAGCGTGTTACAATCCTGCGTTGAGCGGAATGTAGGCACGGCTGGCGTGTCTTGACCTAATGTTTTCATATACGAATCGTTTGGTTTGGCATTAATGGCAAGTTTTCGAATACACGAACGGCTGTCATTTTCCCGTTAAAGTCGCCAAACCAAACGATTCGTGTTCCCGAAGGTCCAAGAAATGGAAAAGACAGCCGTAAGTTTCGTATATGAATTTGCATACAACATAAATTGCAGCAAATCTATGGACATAAAAAAAGCCCAATTTCGTATTGAGCGTCTACCGGACGCAACGGGATAGATTACTATCGTTTGATTTGGCACTGCAAATATGGGGATTTTATTTTGATTGACAATAAAAAAACGGAGTTTTTTAGGCTCCGCTTTATACTATTTATAAACATCATCCCAGCCACTTTTCTTCGTATCTTCAGCAGCTTGCTTTCTCTCCTTTTCTTCCTTCTGCTCCTGCTTGTATTCGCCAAGTAGCCTTATTCCATCCATGATGGACTCACCGTTACCGATTTCCTTAAATAAGATATACCGGTAAGTTTCGGCACCGCCCTGGCCTTTCACTGCTGCAGAGAAAGCTGTGTGAAGTTTCCAGCCTCGATTGGCCATGTAGTTAAGAGCGTCGATCATTGATGAGAAGTCAATCACTTCACCGTCTGCATCAACAATCTGATTGTCACTCGATGCCTTGTAATAGTACTTCTGTTCGCCAAAATCAAAAGAGATTTTGATACTTCGGCCAGAAGGGCTTCCGGTCCCGATCATTTCACAATAAACAGTGCGTAGTTGTGCATGAGCAGACAAGGCCAAACTCATCAGCACAAAGATAAATAGTACTTTTCTCATTTTGTTTGTATTAGTTACACGTGCAAAAGTAGTTTATTCCGATGTAATTCTTCTTTATTTGGGGAATAAAAAATGTCCGGACAAAATGCGTCCGGACATGAAAAAGGCGGTGAGATTGAACTTACCGCCTATATATTTATTGTTTTCTATTTTTCTATAAAATCTAACTTATACCCTAATGCATCAGCTATCTTACTCAGTAGATCGATGCCAGTACTATATCTTCCTGTCTCAATCCTGGCTATATTGCCAGGTGCGATATCCGTCAGTTCTGCGAGCTTAGCTTGAGATAGGCCTTTGGACTTTCGGATTTCCGCTATACGCTTACCGATTCGCTCTCTGTCATTCATCTCCATCCCGGTTTATATAAATATCCATATTTTGCATAAGTTCCTTATACTTCTTTAGGGTATTCAAGGTTTCTTCCGCTATTTTCATGGTATATATTGCAGTTTCTCTATCAGTAGCACGAGCCAGAAGGGCATCGAAATTAGCTTTATTTCTTTCAATAGTTAACTCCTGCTGTTTTATCTGGTCATCAATGCTAAAATCCCAATTCAATTCTCTTTCAAAAGTAGCAGTCAGATACTTCTTTGTACCTTTCTTCAACAGTGCTTGAATACGAGATTTAGTCTTAGTATTTATATCAAAATTATAAAAGAAATCTGATATGACAACTGCTATTCCACCACGCTTAAATCGTTCCATATAAGTGCTTATTTCGTTATTTTCCACAGCAGAGGAGCGAAGCATGAATTCATCAAATGCAATGTTTGTTGGTAGTACAACAACACGAGCAATGAAACCAACTTCACGGTCATAACAGGTGATATAATCAAAAGGATAACCGGGTGCTTTCGTCCGGTCTATCGTGAATAAAGGGTAATCTCGTCTCATTTGTTTGCCCGTCATGCCGGTAGCTCAGCAATTTATTATTTATCTTTCATTCTTACATTAATCTATTATCACATAATAGACTTCTCTGTCTTCATCAGAACATGTAAACGTCGGTTCATTAAAAAAGTCTTTCCAACCATCCATGTGGCATCTTATGAAAGAATCAGTTCCGTCTGCATTGAGCAAGATTAACATATCTTTTTCTCTCTGTAGTTGCTTGGCGGTCATATATGATCTCCAATAATCCGATCTGGATTTAAAACCTTCGCAGACCTGAGTTTCGTTATAGTCCAAAGAAGAAACAATGTCACCTACAACCATTTCTTCAACTTTTAAATAATTGGCTCTATCCCCGTAATACATCCACGCAATACGCTTTCCTTTTATTTTGCGGGCTGATTCCAGTGTTAAAACATTCGCTTCTTTTTTTTCTATCTTGCTTGTAAAAAGGCTGGGCGTCAACAACTCGCGATATACAGCATCAGCCTCAATTTCAAACTTATCCAATATATTACCTATCTTTATTTCCATATCCTCTCCATCAATCACAAACTCATTAGGCAGTTTGTCAATTTCAGGAATCTGAAAAAGGGGATTATCCGGAACCACATTTTTTGTTATAAAAGATATAACATCATCCTGATTCTCTTTATAGCTTTTCCTTCCGTTATGATCCGAAACTCGTATTATAACTTTTCTTTCTACTTTGTCATTGACAGTCAGATAGTAGCTACTTCCACATTCTGATGTTTTTCTTAATAATAAAGCAATCTCGTCAATAAGGTTTATTTTAGTTTTCATACTCTGTTTTATTATTACATTTATGCCCGTCATTCCGACGGGCTCAGCATTATTGATTTATAATTTAATTTCGTTGTCTATTGCAAACTTTGCAAGGCAATAAGCCTGCTTATCTGAACACTTCATATATTTGTCAACAGATTGGCAGATAGAAGCGATAAAGTCATTACCTACTTCTTTTGCTTTCATCTCTATGCTGGCATACATTTCGGCAGAAATTTGATAACTCATTGAGTTTCTGTCACCGAAAATGCAATTATTAATCCATTGCAGCTTACTGATAGCTTGTTGAAGAGGCGATAGAGAATTGAATGCCTCAATCTCTCTTGCATCTTTATGTCTTTTCTTTTCACCTCTTGACATACCGGCAGTTTCTGATTTAGGGGCTTTTTTCAAGGATACACCGTTCTCATCGGTGAGATTGAACGCCATTTCTTTTTTTGTGAAACCAGCTTCGTAAGTCACCTCTACATAACCCGTAGACTTGGTAATAATGCGGGTAATTGTACCTTTTTGATTTTTTTTGTTGAAAACAACTTGATTGATAGTGATCATAATTTTATGCCGCTTATCCGTTGCCGCCGGTTCTAATGATTTGATATGCAAATATACTATCAAATTTGATAGCATGCAAGTAAATTGAGAAATATTTTTTTATGCTGTAAAGCAGTTAATCCAATTTGGTTATGCAGAATAAAAGTAAATTCTGAAGGATAGATATAAAAAAGGCCTCCAACTCGTGGAAGCCTTTTATCTGTTGTGTTTTTAAAAGCGATGCCCCTTTAACAGGATAGCACTTTTCTTTATACGTTCACTTAGGTCTAACAGACCATCAGCTAATATATTTATATCTTCTGGGCTAAATTCTGCAGCTTTTGAATTAACATGATATCCATTCATGCGCTGGCTCAACCATGAACGCGATTTATGGAAATACTCTTCAGCAATATACGACCAGGTTATAGCTGGAAAAATATCATGCAATGCTTGTTTGAAATGATACTCTCCTATCAACGCTTCTGACTGCTGGATCGTCTCTTTTGCATTGTCTGCAAGAGCTTCTCCAAATTCATGTTTTTCTTCTTCAGTTTTACCAGCTAAGATTTGAGCCATCGTGTCCCGAAATTGCTCTCGTTGCTCATCCGTCTCCAGTTGAAGAAATCTATTCAACAAATTGTCTATTTCACTTTTTGCACTCATAATCGTTTCTTTATTTGGTTTTTAAAGCACCCCCTCAATTCATGAGGGGGTTAATGTTAGTCTTTCAGTTGTTTGAGGAGTTCGATTAACTTATCCAACTGGATATCGATTAGCCTCTCTAACTCTCTTCGTGGGTATCCTTGCTTTAGCAATTCCTCCTCGCTTAGAGCATAAAACTGCAAGCATCGCTTTACATGTTCTATGTGAGCCTTTAGCTCATCCTGATTGTCAAACATCGCTTTAAAAACACAGTGCAAATATAATAAACATTTGTTTATTAGCAAAGCTTATGGCAAATAAATGTACCTATGAAATGATTATTTAACACTTACATAACCGTATGTGGATAAATCCTCTAAGAAGTGATCTGAAGAATCGGCTCGGATCACGTGGCCGGTCTGATCGTGAAATCGGTCGGCAAAATGGTACATGTATTCCTGGTCGGTACATTCACTATCGAAGCGGCTGCTTTCGCGTAACTTGGTTACAAAATCGGCGGCGCAGGTGGCGGTAATTTTACCGCCGTCCTGCAAAGTGTAGGTTGTTGTCATTATTATGCTAACTTTTTGGTTCTGAGTTTGAAAAATATTTTTTGGTCGGTGGTTAAAAAAGGAATGCTTGATAGTTGGCATCCTGCGTTAACCATGCCTTGTTGTGCAAAGGTAATCATGTTTGCGGCAAAGCGTATCCAATTCTCCATTTTTGTGAAGTTGGTCGTACCACCATGCTGGCGAAATTCAACCGTGCGGTGGCGGGCGTAGGCTTCGAGGTTCAGCTTGTGGTAGCGGGCGTTTCCAAAGACTGAGCGTAGCTGTGTGATGTTTTGAGCCTCCCGAATGCGGCTTTCAGATATACCGGAAAGAGTTTTGCAGTAGGTGTTATTACGGCGGTTGCTCGGCATAAATCCGTCGATTACCGGTTCGAGGCGGCGGTAGGTTATTGCCAGGTTGCGCCAAGTCTCAATGGTAAAGTCTGCAGCGTCCATGTGGATGTGTAGGCCGCAGCTGTTATTCACTTTTACATTGCAATACTCAAGTACCCAGCAAACCTTTTGTAACTCCTGCAGTCCGGCCTCGCCTTGCAGTATTGGGCTTACCAACTCGAAAGTGTTGTTTCCGCTAAGGCTGGCGTCTGTTACAAGCTTCCAATGGTCGCGCGTGTCATGGTTGTAACCCTGAACTACTACGTTGATTCCGGCCTCGCGAAGCTCGCGGGCGAGGTAATGCTTATCGCAATTATAGGCCTCAATCTCGATGCCGAAGCGGCGGTTGAAAGTGTAGTCTATTTCAGAAAGAATTGCAGCTGCAGGTTGATGGTTGAAAGTGCCTGCCTCAAGCATTTTTTTGTAAACGTTTTGCACGAAACCGTAGTTTCCGTTGGTTACCAAGTCGGCTACCTGGCGGCGGGTTAAACCTAAAAGAAGCAGCTGTTGTATTTTCGCTGTCTTCGTTATGTTCTGATTGAGAATGTTTGTAACTTGTTCGTTCATAATGCTTTACCTTTATTATTGTACAGCTAAGGTAACACTATTAACGCACACAACGTAGTAATATCTTCTTTATTATGAGCTACTTAGCTTTGTTTAGCTTGAGCTAAAAAGTGATTAGTTTTTGCGACGGAAGTAATAAATAATGGTAGCCAGAAGGGCTAAAACAAGGTAGGGAATGAAGGGTTCGTACCAAGGTTGGGCTTTCACTTGATAGGTCGTTTCCGCCTTTACTATTTCATGAAATTGCTCCGAGGTGGTATCGGAACTGGCGATAAACTGCTTCTGACTGATTGTGGAATCGGACTTGCTTTTGGAAGATAGATCGATATCGGTTACAGATTTGACCGGACCATGTGAAGCAGTGTCACCAGGTTCCGGAGGGAAGTACTCCACGATCCGGACGGCGAGGTTAGATTCTTGCTCATGCAGGTAGCGGGCAAACTTTGCATTGAAGTCTATGGAATCTTTCCGAGTTTCTTTGAGGTGGGTAGTTTGGACATCGGAATGTGAGGTTCCTGATCGCGAACTTCGACAGCCCACGATCAGGAGTAAGATAAACAACACAATCAATATATTATGAACAAAATTCATGATAACACTATCTTAAAGTTTCAGGATCTGGTTTCGATTGGTAGCCCCTCGATAACTAACGTGGACCCAAGAAAAATTCTTCTCATCGATGAGTTGATCAAACGGTAATCCAAGTTCCTGAATGAGGTAGAATAAACGGCGGTTTTCGTTGGGATTGCCACCTGTGATATCTGCGGCCATTCCTTTCATGTGATCGCTGGTGGCTGAACCACCGATTTTACGATTCAATGCTTCACTACGGAAACCGCTGTTAATTGTAATTGGTTTCCCATAGGCCTCCCTTAGTGGATCCAGTACATGTTCTACCAATTGTGTGAGGTTCACAACATGTTCTTTTTTGCATCGATTGTCAATTCCAAATCGATCTGCTGTGTTTGAGCGGCATAATTCCGCAATTGTGAAATGCTTCATATATTTTTATTTTAAAAATGTATTAATACTCCGTCCTAATTTTTTCTCCATTTCCCCACGAAGTTGCGCACGGAATATGCGTAAGAAAGGCATCTTTGGGTATATGATAAGCATGGACGCACTAAAACTCCAAACTTCGCAGGCTCCGGCTACAGCCGCAGCAACAGAAGTGATGGTGATGCCTGGATGGAACATGTGTTCAATCATATAGACCGAACCTAAACAACATCCGTATATTGCAATTTTGATGCAGGTTTCACGCCCAGCTTCCGAGTAAGCAAAATCTCCCTTTTTCAGTGAAACTGCAATTCCCCAACCTAAATCTACCAAGATGAGGATAAATACTATAAGAAAAGGGTAATAGGCAGGCGCAAAAAAATTGAAGATAAGAAGTAATAAGGCCACTAACCAACCGTAGAAAGTGGAAAATATATGGCACAAATGGTCTAAAATTGATCTAAGAAAAAGTTCCATAGCGTTCTTTTTATTTCAAAAGTATAGTGTTCTCAGCAACGGATAAAGGACATTTATTGTGGTATCTTCACTTCGAAAAGATCAGCTGCAGAGGAACTGAACATGAGTGTCCAGCCTATGGATTTAAACTCCGGAGAGACAAAAGGAACGATATCGTGATTATCGGATATCTTATCCAGCCAAGGGTAATTTTCCGCACGAGAGTCCAGGATGAGTTTCTTCCGGAGAGAAGCAAGAAGGGATAAGGTGATATCCGAGGCAATGGCGACTTCGATCATATCGGCTGAGTCGGTAAGCTTCATGGCGATAGTAGCCGCCAACTTCTGTTGGTCTAAAATGGAGTTTCGGGAATCCCGGGACGAGGAGAATTCTCCAAAATCAATGAAGAGATAATTACCCGTGATATCATTCACACGCCTTTTTACATCATCGTATGATTGGCCGAAAACAAGATTCTCAAGTGCTGGCATGAACGGTGCCGGAAGTCCTTTCACGTACTCAAGCAGAGCGGAGTACTGTGGGAACTGGCTTGCTCCATTGCTAAACATGGAGATCACCCCTTCTTTCTGAGGGTATTGAGCGAAGTACTTTAATAATTTCAGAATCATAGTATATCATTTATTATGTAAATGGGTAAGCCGGTTTCATTCGCAATGTCTATCTTTTCCATCTTAGCTGAGTGAAGGCTTCGGACGGTATCAATGAGTTTCTTACGAAGAATGGTCAAGTATTGGAGAATATTCATTCGCTCGACGGTATAAACGTCGCCAAGACCATCAGAACTCAAGTTATACAGAGACTCAAGAGCACCGGTAGAAATGGCAGACTCTTTGGTATTCTTAGCCTCTGTAAGTAACTTGAATTCGGTTTTGGTAAATAGATAATTAACGAATGCCTGAAAGTTAAAGGCGATAGCCGTCAACTCATCCGTCGGCAGATTTACAAACTTGTGTGCAAGGGCATGAGCTCCATCAGAAGAGTACTGCTCCGGATAGTAAAGGATAGCGGCCAGAAGTGGAAGTTGATCCAGTGATCCGCCGATTAGGGAGCGAGCCTCGATAAACTGAAGAGCTGTCAAAGAGCAAGTGAGCCGGTTGAACGAGGTATCTATATTATAGGCTGAATACAGCTCGTCGTCATCGATGCGAATTGCCGGGATCTGCTGTTTACAAAAGCATGAGTCAACAGCATAGTTATAAGGCTGCTTACTCAGATATCTGGCAATGGTGATGCCTGTTAGGCGATGTGGAGGAATGCGCTTACATAACTTTCGTGTTTCAGGATCGAGATCCTGAAGAGCAGCATCGTTATCCGGATAGACAATTGTGAATGGAAATGTTACTTGCTCGGCCAGCCAGGTTAAGTTAGCCAATCCATCAGAGTCCTTTATTTTTTTGAGTTGCCACCCCATAACACGACACACATAGTTCACGCGGACCATAGCAATCGAGAGTTTGCCTTGGGCCATCAAGGATATATCATGGATCAGTGATCGGAAAAGATATGGAGTAAGGCTTTCCCAGGTATTAGGAATGCTATATTGAACTCCTTTCGCCATAAAGTCAATGGTAGGATTTAGCATGGCATCACTAATATTATGTCATCAGGACGGTTAAAAGAAGTGTTAGTATCAACGGATCCGGAAGAATCCGAAGTGAGTATCAGGTCGATATTGGCTAATTCCTGTTTCACTTCATCCATTAATGAAGCGGATAAAGCAAGCATGCGTTCCTGCTCATCTTTTCCGGATCGACTTGCTTTGGAATCATCGAACAGGCTCCGGATCGTAGGCGGAAACTCAATGATATCAAAACGTCGGAGTGCAATGGCAATGGTTTGTTTGGCCAGGCATCGATGAAGCATCCGCAATACATCCTCTTTACCTTCTGCTCGTTCAAAGTAGGCGGATAGGCCATCGTCCAGAGCTTCTTTCTGAATAGGTATTGTCCGGAAGAAAAAGAGATAAGAGAGGTCAATGGAGTATAGCATATCGAAATCTTCGGTACTTTGAATTCTAAGTCCATCAAGAAGTTTCTTGTAGCGGGTTTCTTTCCAGGAAGGGAATTTATCTTCAGTATCGAGTAACTGGATTACTGTATCCATCGCATTGAAGTAGTTTTCAATAAATGAGCGACGCATGGTTTCCTGCTCATGCTTGTAGATATCGACATCATTTTTACGCTTAGAAACGATATCGAATATGAGCTGCTTTGCCATTGTCAAATTGGCCATAGCCATACATAAGGCTTCCTTTAGCTCTCCATCAACCTTCACAATCTCAGAATAGACATCTTTCGTTAGTATAATAATCATCATCTTTTTGGCTGAAACTGCTGATGAGTTGAGCTGATCGAAAGTAATATTACTTTCGGCATACGGAGCGTATTTGCGAAACTCCGCGATGGTAGGAAATAGTTCTTGTAATATTGTCATGACTGTTGCTTATTAAGTCTATCTTTGGGTGATACTTCTTCTTGGCGGGCCGGAACTTCACGATAGAAGCCAAGGCGATATCCCTGACTGTATAAATCGGGAAAGTTTATCTGCAGAGCCTGGTTAAATGGCTCTGTACAAATTTCGTCTTCAGAGGTGAGCGACATAATGTAGATCAGATAGTTGTAGTATGCATCAGCACCTGATTTGGAAATAACTCCATCTTTGCTGACGCTCGAAATTGAAGAATCAAGGCCCACACTGGAGAGTAAGACTTCATCGGCACGTTTATCGTAGGATATCAGGGCGTCGATATATTCTTTATATTTCAAATCGACAGTTTCTATTTTCCAACGTTCTTCCTCGCCTTGGCTATTTTTAAAGCTGATAGTTGCATAGGCTTTTCCCTGGTTATCAGCCCCAGAAAGATAACGCGATATTTTACGGAGTTCTAACTGCAAATATTTGATAAGCGTTGACTCTTTGAATACTACGCCAATCTCAATACCATTGTATTCCAGAAGTTTCTCTTCCTTTTTTTTGCGTTGTTTGTTTTCTTCACAGAGCTTGGAGATTTGGTTTCGTTTAGACTCAAGCCAGGCGTTAGGAATGATAATATGAATCTTTGCAGCCAGGGAATTGCGGAGGAACGAGTTTATATAGTCGGCGGTATCATTAGAACCTTTAATATACGACTTCGTTCCGGCATGTGTTTCATTCACCCCGTAGAACTCATCAACAGATTTTTCACGATGGTGTGATATCGCTGCAAACTTGTAATTACCAACCTCTGTCAGATTGAATTTAGGATAGATGCGGAAAGTTGAAGTTCCGTAGCCCCATCTTCCTACTGCTATATGTCGAAAGTCCTTATAATAAACTATATCGGTGGCAACATCCTTCTTTGTCGTTGCCAAGCGGCAATGCTTATTTTCCATTATCTCAAGACCGGCAACAGGGAGTACTCCTCTACCCTTCCCTATTGTAAATCGCCATTTTACAAAGAAATCACGGAAATAGTAGTAGTTCTTAATGATAGATTTGGCAACCTCTTTATGATCCGATTCGAGACCACGATCCTTCCAGCTATTAAGCCAATCGGTGACAGTAGGGCAATCAACCCATTCTTTTTGCAATTTGCCATCGACAATCGTAGGCTTGTACACGCTAAGCCCATGCCCATACAACATACTAACCTGCTTGGTTATCAAGCGAGGAAGTAGTCGATTCTTCTTGATATCTGAGGCGATCTCTTCGCACTTCAGATTGTTGAAGCCACGGCTACAGACTTGGAATCCCTGGATACTTTGCCATTGCATATCCGGAAAATTGCTATCATTAAGTACCGGAAACATAGGATCAGGATCCAGCACTGACGAGAGTGGCGTATCACCGATTTGAAATGATATCACATTATCGTCGTCAAGATAGCAACCGTAGTTGCCTACCATTTTAAGGTTGCTTTTACTCATAGCCAATCTATTTTATGAAGTTTGAAACCATCTTGTGGAAAGCCCATATACCGGATCAGTATGCGGTAGCACATCTTTGGCTCACCATCTGCATCACTGAAGAGAAAGAAGTTATCACTATCAATGCTAAACCGTTCCTCCGGAAGTTGGGTGCGCCATTTGCATCCTTCTTTAACCGTTAGATTAGGTATTGCCTCCCCTCTATGCCTTGAGCATGGGAAGAAGGCAATGGTGAAGCATCCATTAGGGAGCTTCGAGATCTCTTTAGCCCATTGCATCGCCTGAATACCTGTCATCGTCATTTCCATGCCCGAAAGTAGTGGGTTTCGGGGTGCGCCAAAAGGACGCACTCGGGGTTTGTCATATTTTCGGAATTTTTGGGAGGGGTGAGCGGCAAAGTGAAAACTCAGCGGTGCGTGCAGGTATGTGCCTTGCAAGAAAAATACGTTTTAAGTTTTCAAAAGCAAAAGCCTATTTTCCAAAGTATTAGATATTATTCGGTTGTCAAACAGTCCCATTATTATACATTTACTGATACATTTTTAGGGTGAAAAAGAACTACTATATAGCAAAGTTATCGGGTAAATTATCCGGCATTGATGATAATTCGCTTTGTACTTTGTTTCCATAGCGGCCAAAAAGAAGGTAAATTAAGGAGCTGGGGAGCTGTGTTGTTAGTCCGGCCTGGTTCTTTAACGGTACTTTCTTTTCTGATGATTTATCAAGCTCTATGCGGCCCTCTGTTTTCTTCAGTGGTGACAGCATGATAGAACTGCAAAGGTTTTTGCACTCGTTTTCATCTATCAAGATTTCCGGCAGGGCATTACTGCGGCCACCAAAAATAAGTAGCAACAGTTTGAATTGTTGCCAATAGTAAATTGTAGACTGGCCCTCATTCATTAGTTCAACCTCGAAGCCATAACTTTCAAGCTCACGCTTTAGTGCCCGGCTGTCAGTGGTGATTTGCTCCAGTTCTTCACGACGTTTGTTACCGGCACGGTCGGGATATAGAATAATGCGTTTGTTTATGGAGTCCGGACCAAAGAACTCATAGAACTGGCGGGCGAGTTCCGGTTGTTCATCTGGATAACAGCAATAGAACTCTTTTAGGATCCGGAGCTGGCGACCATAGTTTTTTTCCTGGGCAACAGTCAAGGAAGAAAAGTGGCCGGGATCATAGCCAACGAGAAGCTCATCGTGCTTACTGTAATACTTCAGGTAGCGAGCCGTGAGGATGAAGTGTTCCCGGAGGTCAAGTTTCAGGATGGACTCGTAAATATAGCTATCGGCAAACTGGTGTTTTTCCTTGTTGTAGTTAGCAAAGAACTTGTTAATTACTTCTTTGTGACGGATGGCACAAATAGAAGTAAGGAACTCATCCATATCAAGGGTTTCGAGCTGGGTTTTGAAGAATTTAGG